TAATTGTTTCCACAATAAACACATGTACAATTGAAGTGCTCTTTAACAGCTCTTCTCCAGAGCTTTTTAGCGTCAGGACTTGTCATGGTTATTAGATTGTATAAATAATGGTTAGGGGTTGGTAGTAAAGGGGTCATGTATTATTTACGACCCCTGTTTATTTTAAGACTTTCGGCTTTGTAAGATCCATTGGATTGTTTGGATGCATCACGTTTATCGCCGACTTTTAAGCCAAGCTTTTTACGTTCACGATAATGTTTCTTTTTATACTCATTAGTATGAGCATATTTACCACCTTTACCGTTGTCTTTTTGATGCTTAGCTCTTGACTTAGCATTTGTTTTATATGTGTCAGTTGACGATTTTGCCATACATCCTCTGGTTTATTAGGTCAGGGTCTACTTTAGGTAAGATATTAGCTAATTTATCTAAGGGACTACCTTCATAAGCTATACCGCTAATATCATTAGTTTTAAGCCAATCACATGCGGCTTTTAAATCTTGTGTAGAAGCTGTGCCACTTTTGACCCGAGATAGGAATTCTGATGTGACAAGGCTATGTAATTCGTTAAACTGGTCTTCTGTGGCTTTCTTCATTATTTCTTTTTAGAATTAGTTTTCTTTTTATTTCGCTTTACAGCAGGTTCATCGTTATCGTTAGTTTTAAGCCACTCAGGGGTTTTACCATGAAAGCCTTTATGGAATTCAGATTGTATTGTCATGAGAATAGTTTTTCTTTTACAATTTTAAGAGCCTGATCATCAAGCTTATTATCAGTTCTAGCTACATAAGCTTCAAGTAAATCTACTACAAGTTTCTTAACTGAATCTGATTTAAGAAAGGCGAAAAGGATGGGTTTGATAATTAGGATCATGGTGTTTTAATAGTGTTTTTTAAAAAAATGTAAATAAGTATGGTTATACAAATAACCACTATGAACGGAGTCATTTTTTGAATGGATTTAATGACCACCTTTTCTTTCCAGGTGGTTCGTTTGTTTTTAAATATGAAGCAATTGGAATTACATCTTGACAAAGTTTATAAAATCCAGTACCTTTATCAGGTCGAATCATAAAACCTTTTTGTTGGAGTTCAGCACATTTCAGTACTCTTGTTAACTCATAATTCAATCGCATTTTTTCTTCTTGTCTTGCAGCTATTTGTCTGCATTGTTCAAGCCCACGTTTATCCAAAGGTACCATAAAATTAACTTGGAATCCCCAGTTTTCATTCATAGTATAACCAGATGGATCATGTGGTTTAACGTGATTACCCATATAGAATGGGCTGAAAGTCATAGTGCTCCCATTACACGATATGTTGGGGCCATAGTTTTGTCTGGATGGAGCCCCATTGTTCTGGAATTGTACAGCTTGATTGGTAACATTTCCCGTTGCTGCAGCCACAGGATTGGAAGTGTTGTTGACTTCTGGTTCGCTTGCATATGCAGGATTTATTGAGAGAATACTGACAATGAGGTAGTAGTAGCAGTAGTTTCGATAGTTCTGTCTATATCGATTGTTTCTACTACTCCTGCTGATCTTGTCACTGTTTCGAAAGTGAATGGATCGCCTTGAGTTGTTATTGTGAATATGGAATCTGAAGCTTCGATACCGCCTGAAGTAGCTGAGGAGTGAGTTATGTTCTCTCCTGACCATTTCGTGTATGCGCCACCATAAACTTCGGTTTCTATTGTTTCTGTTATCTCTTGAGTTGTAGTTGTCGTTGCTTGCATACTCCCTTGTGTAAACTGAGGGGTAATCAATTCGGCTCTTGCAACTGTGGGTGATATCAGCATTAAGAGTAAAAGCCATTTTTTCATTCTTCTTTTTTCTTAGCCATAGGACAATTGATGGGTGTGCCTTTATCTTTATTATTATTACCAGTAGACAAGCCAAATGTTGCTAATGCTCCCGTAAAAACGGATGCTACAAAAGTTATATCTGAGTTACCAGCTTTCTTTATCATAGGCAGTTCTACATAATTCATAGTAATTATAAAGCCAGACCAAACTACAACGCCAAGTCTGACGAATGTTCCGAGAATCTGGATTTGGTGTTCTTGATCTTCTGCAGCATCTTTTAGTTTACTGAGGAGTCCTTTTTTTTCTTCCGGTTTTTCTTCCATTTATCAACTTTACCTTGTAGGAATTTGGTTAATTTCTTTTTAATTGTATCGAATAAAGGTTGAGCAAAAGTCGTAGCTGCTACTGCTGTTACAGCTGCGTAGGTTGCTGCAGTCACTACTTCTCCGGTTGGGAGAGGTATCGGTATATCTAAGACAGGTAAATTAAAACTTGGTGGAGGAGCTTCTGTAGTATCTTTAGCTTCCGCTTTAACCCCGTCAGGTTCCTCTAGATCGGTCGGAGGGACCACGATGGGTGGAAAGTACGGAACATCAGCTACAGGCACCTTCAAGGTCACTCTAGGTACCGGTGGTGGTGAAGGTAAGTTAACTGAAGGTAGTTCCATTTAATTTATTATAGATTTTATATCTTCTTTATTTAACACAAAAAAGATACCAGTAGTTTTATTTTGATTAAGTTGTTTAAGAATTCTATGTGTACCATCTATTATTTGATATTTATCTGGCTTATATTCATAAAGTATACCTGGATATCTTTCATCACATAAGTATAATTTTTTCATTTTAGTTTTTTCAAAAAGATCAGCACTTGAATCATTTAACCATTTATCTATTTTATTTAAAGGTATGATTTTTAAGGATGATGCTTTACAAACTGGCAACCAATCTGAAAGAAAAAATCTAGTAATAGTTAATTTATTATCTTTAAAGCTATTTACCATTTACCTATAGGACAGCTTTGTCTAGGCAAATTCACTTTTACAGGCATAAAACATCCACAATGTTTACACGTCCTTACATTTGTTAAATATTCACATCTTTTACAAATAAGCCATTTAACTTTAGAGTTCATCTTCTTTATACGGACCTGAATTTTCAGGATACTTATCATCCACAGCTTTTATTAAAACATCAAGTGCTTTGATATCTGTATCATCACCTTCTCTTTGTTTATGTAAAGCATGTAATTGCTGTGCATTTCCAGGGTAATTAGCTAGTCTAGCATCGTGCCATGAATACGTTGTTGAAGACTCGGTCGTACTAGAACTGTCTGTTGTATCTCCTTCATCTCCTACGTTAACGGGGACTTCTGATACTGAATCGTAAGTAGGTAAAGGTGCCATCGAATTTGCTTGATTTAATATTTCAGCTTTCGTTTGACCTTTTAGTACGGAAAGACTAGCCCAGCTTTTATCTTCGTATTCAATAATAACTCGATCTTTTTCAACTTTAGTAACTTTAAATTTCATAACATGTAATTGGTGATTTTTAAATTAACGGCCAGCAACTGTACCATTTTGATTAACAGTTGCATTGCCAATATTTGTAATATAATAACCTGCTAAACCACCTGAACTTCCAGAAGACCCAGAATAACCGGACGTATGTGTTAGAGCCCATACACCATTTACATCACGATGGTAAGGGGCATTACCATTAGGCCATTCGTCACGGTTATTAGCTGCTCCACTATTATAGGAATGCCCAGTATAACCAGAACCCCCATTGTTTCCAGTAGCTCCTGTAGCTCCTGTAGCACCAGTTGACCCTGAAGCTCCAAAAGCCCCTCCATCGCCGCCAGTACCCCCAGTACCTCCAGTTCCGCCTGTACCTCCAGTTCCGCCATTATAAGTTCCTGGAACGAAAGCAGTCCAACCATTAGCACCTGAAGAACCTGAAGCACCAGATGCACCAGATGCACCAGATGAGCCACTACCAGCTGATTGACTATATCCTTGTCCTACTCCACCAGAGCCGCCTGAACCTCCAGCTCCTCCAAGCCCTCCAGTACCACCTTCAGCTCCGTTATAATCAGGAGATCGACATTGACTGGAGTAACCTTGACCATAATCATCTGGAGTCTGGCCGCCGATTGGAATTGTATGACCACATACTTGGGAGCCAGGCGAAAATCTATAGCAACACTTACCAACCCACTCATTAAAAGGAGCATTTGAGGCTGGTTTACAATTAGCCCACCAACTGACACTGCTGTCTTGCATGCAATCGCCGCCACTATACGTTACACCCTGAGTAACTCCGTGGCTACCTCTATTACCCATACCACCAGCTCCTCCGGCTCCTCCAGTACCGCCGCCTCCTCCTCCGGCTTTTATATTTGCACCAGAGTTATTATTAATAGTTACACCGGAACTTTGAAGTAAGTTAATTGCATCTCCTCCATTAGCTCCTGCTGCTCCTCCAGAACCATATATATTCCCAGAATTATCAATAACTAAAGTACCGCCCATTCCACTAGGAATAGTTATTGCAGCTGTTCCTCCAGTACCACCAATTGTGACACCAGCAGCAATAGTAACAATTTTTGCAACATCCGCAGCCCAGTCATTACCAAAAGCTGTAGAAAGATTATAATTTGTTGTATTATTTGAAGGTGTTAACGTGACTTCTGATGAACCACTAGGAACACCTAGTAACATCTGCTGTATTGGCATTAGCTTAAACCTGCTCCTGATATATAACTTGTAGTAGCAGCTGTAAATAATATAGTTGCCATACCTCTTGTTGCTAATGTTCTATTAGCATTAGTTCCATCGGCAGTATTATACATAGTTGTACCTTTATTTATTGTTAAATTACCCGAAGTATTATTTACAATAGTAATAGCTTGTCCAGCTGTAAAAACACTGTCAGGTACTGTAATATTTCCACTAGCTAAGATATGTTTACCCGCATCAGCAGCAACTAATGTATAAGCAGAACCTTGTGTATTTTGTACTATAGTTCTTACATCACCTTTGCTATCATTCAATACAGTTGTAGTTAGTAAACCTGAACTTGGATTATACGTTAATCCTGTATCAGTTTCAATTCCTTGAGAACCTGTAGCACCATCTACAAAAACTGGGTAAACAGTTTCATCTGTCGAATTATTAGCAGTACACGTAACGTTATCTGCTGTACCAGTTGTATCTTGGTTCAGTGTTCCTACTACAAAATCTATATTACCATCAGTGTCATCATAAGATACTGAGATACCAGTTTCAGTACCATCTAGCATACCACCAACAATATCCTCTACTTGTTCAGTAGTTAGTTGAGTATTAGTATCTGTAGTCTGAGCAACCCAAGATAAATTTCCACTACCGTCAGTCTTTAAAACTTGGTTAGCAGACCCATCATCATTTGGAAGGGTTAGTGTATAACTTGCAGCTGCACTATGAGCTGGTCCTTTTATTTTTACACCGTGACTATTATTCTCACAATTAAGTTGGATAGTACCAGGATTAGTATTACCTTTAACTTCTAATAAACCAGTTCCATTAGGTGTAAGTTTGATATTACCGTTAGTTGTACTAGTGTTGATTTCCTGTGCTTGTACATCTAATGCACCACCTAATTGTGGACTAGTATCTTCTACTACATTAGAAATACCAGAACTAGCAGCTGCCCATTTAACACCAGTAGCTTCACCAGAGTCAGCAGTTAAAACATAATTATTAGTTCCTACAGCTAAAGCAGTTGGATCACCTGAGCCGTCACCTACTAATAGTTCACCCTTACCATCTAGATCGCTGTTCATTACGGCTCCAGCCGCGTCTACATTGGTTGCATCAGTTACATCAGCACTAGTCTCTATTCCATTTAACTTTGTATGATCTGCGTCAGTGAAATTGTTCTGAGAAAGTTGCCCGTCTTGTACTGAATAAGTTGTATCTGGAGGAGTGCCCCACGTGCCGTCATGTTTTAAAAACTGACCAGAGCTACCTGCTGCTGGTACGTGAGCACTATTTCCTGTTGCAGCGTTGTGATCATAAGCCCAGTTAGAACTTATAGCTTCATTAGTAACACCATTAACTGGTGTATCATCAATACTTACTTGTGTGTTTGTATCAGGAGGTACTTCCCAACTTCCATCAGCTTTTAAGAACTTACCACCATGAGCACCAGGTAATTGAGGTGCTAAACCATTTGCACTAGAATCTACAACATTATAAGTAGTATTGGTATCTGAAACAGTATT